AGCGGCCTCTGCTGATACGTCTAACGATTATATTAGTTGTACTTTAAATTCTGTTTCAGGGAATGCGGTTGATATAACCGGTATTGTGCCTTACTCAATTAAAGGAGCCAATGCTGGGGCTATAAGCGTAGCTAGTGCTAGTAGTATAGATACAAGTAGTACTGCGATATCAACAGCAGCAACAACTGTAGTAGGCGATATTGTTATCGATGTTCTTGCAGGTAATCAAGATAATGCGGTTGCCTCAAGTGGTACCGATCAGACAACAATAATGTCTTCAACAGGTACAAACTATAGCCTTCATTCGTCGATAAGACACGCAACTACCACCACCACAACAATGACTCATACGATGACATCAGTCATAAGTGGTGCTTTTCTTCATGGAGTAGCTGCTTTCGCTATGAATCCACAGATTCCAGTAGACATAACGTCTGACAGGGGAAAACTGGTTGCGATGTCAGTGACTAACGATGACCATCGAACTCATTACTCAACTGATGGGGTATCTTGGTCTGAATCAACAACCCCAATTACCAGGGGATTACTTGCGAGTGATAAGGCTGCTGATTTTGGTACCACTGATCCGTTTGATGCAGGATTATTTGGAAATATTGGTGGAGAACTCGTAGCAGCAGTATGGGACGAAGATGATGGAACAATTAATTTCTTTTCATCTTTGAAAGTAGCTTCCCAACCAACATTGCATGCATGTTTATAATCAATTTTATAGATATGTTCATCGGTTCTATACTGTATTTTTTCTATGTCTTCTTCAATATCTTTAAGAGAAATTGTCCAAGAACTACCACCCATTCGTAATCTCTGGTCTTCAGATTCATTTTTATAATAGGTTTTACCTTTTACATATCCATGTGTTAGCTTTTTTGCCATGTTGTCTCCTTGTTTACTATGAATGGACCATTTTCGTCTACATCTACATCCCAACCAAGTAGGGTGTAAAGATATTGTCCTTCTTCAATTAAATTATCTACAAATCCACACTCTTCTTCACACATTACAGCAGGTAAAGAATTGTCGGTACCATTTTTAATTTCTGCTTCTATAAGGTTCTTGCCACATTTAGGACAAGATTCTTTTATTTCCTTCATTGTGTTTCTCCTTTTACGGGGTCTAATTCCTCGTATGGTAGGTTGTAGCAATCTGTGGACACTTTCCATTGATTGGAAGGGTCTATGTCTCCTTTTGCATGGAATGTAGCTCTTTTAAAGTATTCTTTTGGTTCTTTTTTACCGCATATCCATGCTTTGATAGGAGTACCATTCTTAAATTGAATACTCGTAAATATATATAAATCTGGACTTTGGTGTCTACTCGTATAGGCAACGCTTGCATCGTAATGATCTTGCGGTTCTACTGTTCTACGTTTAGTTTTAACTTCTATTCTCTGATTGTTTTTTAGGAGATCGTGATTATATTCAGAATTACTAACTATATCAGCTTTAATATAATGGGCTACAATTTCTTCACCAAGATATCCGGCAAAGTTTCCTTTTCCTTTTAGAATAGAATTATTTATTGCTCCCAAATTTTCTGATTTTTCTTTTGCATTGTTTATCATCCATCCTTTAAAAGGAACTTTAATTATATTGCTCAATATTTACCTCCTTTGGCTAATTTTTTTAGTACATAGCTTTGAACTTCTTTTGTCTGTTCTTTTACCCAAGCTAATATAAGGCAAAAGTCTTTTTCTTTTAATGGTCCCTTCCGTGTATTGCACTGTTTGCATATGATCTGTAGATTCTTTGGTGTTGATTCTCCATCTTTAGATAACGGAATTATATGATCGCATACCATTGTTGAGACATTCAATATTCTGTCACAGTATTTACATGACTCACCATAGGCATCGTAAAACATCTTCTTTATGTCTTCAAGCTCTATTTCAAAGAGCACCTGATGCATCTTCGACCTTTTTCTTAGAGCTTGTTTCAAAGCTGATGCTTTACGTGACAATCTAAGCCAAGCTTTATGCCATTGTCTACCGTGAATACTTACTAATTTCTCTCTAAAAGCACTCTGATCGTATTTCATCGTTACTAAAAAATCGGGTTCGTGGGGATTGACTATCGTCCCCACGTCCCGATTTCGTTACTGCTATCACCTATATGGCTTCTCTAGAATGAATTGGAATGTTCCAGAAAGTTTCCAGAACGCCAATGAAATTTTTATACAATACCATTTTGAATTTTTTTCAAATTCTAGGGAAAGTCTAAAGAGAGATATTAGAAAAATATCTATACCCCATCGACTTATTTTGTAATCCTTCCATAGAATAATATCTATGAATAATTTGACTATATCTCTTGGTCGTTTTTTCATATTCTTTTCAATCTAAATGAATCGTGAAATTTTAAATCAACTGACCAGAGTTCTCCATCTGTACTTTTCACCATTTTTAGCCTCCTTTTTCGTTCCTTTGCTTCGCCTTCTAACACAAGCAACTTTCTTGAGGCATTCTCTATGGCTCCACTTCCTTTGCCTGCGTAGAGGTCTAATGTTCCCGCTCTAGAATATTCTCTTGACGTCTGACTCAACTGTATAATAATCATATCATAATTGACTGCTAAGTTACTTAATGCGTGGGATATATGCCTTATAGATTCATATTCACCTCTCGTGTAATTTGGTGGTTCTATTAAATCTATATAATCTATTACTATACAGGCTGGAGATGTTTTCCTTATCTGTTCTCTAATTTTTTCTACAGTTGGACTCACAGTTTGTATTTGAATGTGATCAATTTCTTCTCTATGTATATCATATAAGGTTCTACTAGTATCTCCTTTTTGTATAAGTTCTGTTTCTGTATCAGAAACAATTTGTATATTTCTTCTATGCATTAACCACGGTGCTAACTCTAATGATAAATACAATGTTGGAATTTGTAGCTCTTTTTCTATCTTATCTTCCATAGCATTATATGCTAATGCAATATTCTGAGCAAGAGTAGTTTTGTTGGTACCTGTTGGTCCTACAATAGTAACTAACTCTCCCGGATATATAACTGAGTCTACTCCTACCAATCCATAAAGTTTTGATAAATTAATACTGACACCAGAAAAATCTCTCTTCATTCTTTTATTTAGCATTACTTGCAAATCGTCTACGTTTAATATGTTCATAAGGTAATCCTTTCTCTTAAAGTAAATACAATGAGATTGACAATAGGTCATCATCATACTGTCCATGCAACCATATTGATAACCTTTTGTATATACATCGTTAATAGATGAAAGGAGTTCAGAATCCTTGATCCTATCTTCACCTTTGTTCCATTCTTCCATTGCTGCTATCGTAGCATCTATAGGAATACCATTTCTCCTAAAATGAGAAACAATCCTCATTAAAGTATTATGTCGATTCCCTTCAGCTGGTGGGTTATTGTACATATCTTGAATACAAGGTACAACATTTGTATGACTACTGGTTTTAAAGAATGCTTTAACGCTGGGTGAATCAAATGTTACATAGCTTTCTAAATATCCAGATTGTTCTTCTGATGGGAATGTATGGAAGTCATTAACATCCCACTTTCTTCCTTTTGCTGCTATTGTTGTATATGGTAATTCCTCTAATTGTTCTGATGTAATGTATGTTTTATATAATTGTGTTTTATAATTCTTGGTAGCAGCACATCTATATAAAGCTGACCTTGAATAGATTGACATATCAGCTTCTGGTAATAATTTTTTCATTGTTGATTTAACAATATAAGGCAAATCATTACCCTCATGATTTTCAAATCCGAATAATGAGCTGGGTAATAAGAAATGAAATCCTGTTCCACTAAAAAATATACAATAGGAATCATCCTTCAATCCTAATCCTAATAATTTTTGATTTACTATTTTTGCTTTAGCTATTGTTTTCTTACCTGATATGAGAGGATTTTTATCTTTAACTTTATCAATGTCAATGGGTAAATAATCTATTCCTCTCCATCCCATATATCCCCTAACACTTTTATTTTTATTTACATATTCATAACCATCTTTATCATAAAGATAGACAGAACGGTACACAGGAATATTTTTCCCATGTACCGTTACTGCTTTTTCTAATTTATCGAGGTCTACTAAGGAACCCCTTGATGCAGGACTCCTGAGTGCCAACTCGACAAACATTAATTTGCCTTATAACCGGTCTTCAATGATACCGTTGGAGCTGAACTTGTTGGTGTTGATGTTTCATCCCA